GGCCCCGGTTTTGGTGAGGCGGCACCGGAAACCGCCGATTGGGCCGGTACCTCGGTAGCTGTGGGGTTTGGACCCGCAGCCCCGTGAGGGTCTATAGGGTCAGTCATACCAGTAACGGTGCTTCTCTACCCACTCCCGAGCCACGGCGTGGCCGCCTGCGTGGCCCTGAAGTAGGGCAGCAAGGCCGTACACTTCGTCGCGCGATGCCCGGTGCCCAAACAGCTTCACATACCAGTAGGGAACCAACGCAACTGCCTCAGGGTCCGCGCCGACTGTTTTTGCGAGCCCCTGCCCTGCTTCCTCCATTTCTACCTCCTCAACTTTATTATAAAGCAGCCTTTTTTGAAAAGAAAGCCCCCTACTTGAGGGCTAGCACTGCCAGGGCGCCGACCAACCCCAGCAGCATGCCAATCAGGGCCAGCCCTACCGAGGCGCCCGGCGGCAGCTCGCGGCGGTTGATGTGGACCCACAGAAGGGCCGCGATAATCCCTACGATGCCACAGATGACGTACACCGCAATCACCTTTGCAAGGGTCATAGTTCCACCTCCTGCAAACTCCCCCAACTGTAGCCCGACTTGGCGTCGGCCTCAAAGGGCACATTTGGAAGCGCCTCTTCGGCGACGCGCTTCATGGTTGTGGTGACGTAGTGTGCTGCCTCCTTGACGTCGGCGCCCTCAGGCATCTCAATGAGGATGCTGTCGTGGACCAGGTTGATGATACGGAACCCGTCGCGGATTAGTCTGATGGCAGACAGCAGCGTCAAATCGCTGGCCGTGGACTGTATGGTGAAGTTCATGGCTTCGTTGCGTACGTGTCCGCGGTCCGGCCCGGCAGCGGTCAGTCGCCGGTGTCGCCCGAATATGGTGACGAGCGGGACGCCGCGCTCGGCTTTGTGCACCTGCTCCATCAGGTAGTCCCACGCCTGTGGGTACCTTCTGGCCCAACCCTGGACAATCTCTTTGGCCTCCTGTGGCGACAGTTGTGGGAACTGCCGCCGCACGGACTCCGCGCCACGGCCGTAGATTACGCCGAAGTTTACCATCTTGGCCATCACGCGCTGCTCCTTGGTGAAGTTCGGCCCAAAGAGATACTCGGCCAGCGCCGAGTGCAGGTCGCGCCCTTCGCGGAATACGCGGATGAGCTCCTCGTCGCCGGAGAGGCCTGCGAGTACCCGCAGCTCCGCCTGTGCGAAGTCCGCCTCCAGTAGGTAGTAGCCTGGGGCGGCTCGTACGATGTTGCGGATGCGACCTTCCCGCGGCACGTTCTGGGCGTTGGGTCGCGTAGAACTCAGCCGTCCTGTCACGGTGCCGTGCAGGTTATACACAGGGTGTACGCGGCCGTCGGGGTGTATGACCTTTTGCCAGCCGTCCACGTAGGTGCTCAGTACCTTCATGGCACGGCGGTACGTCAGCAGGTTCTGCAGCTCCTCGTACTCGGGGTGGAGCTCCAGTAGCCGCTCTATGGTGTCCTGGCGTGTGTTGGCCTCAAACCCCTCGGGCGGCTGCAGCTGCAGGCGCTGGTAGAGGAGCTCTGCCACCTGCTTGGGGCTGCGCGGGTTCACGTTGTAGGTGGCCAACTTCTGCATCGCCTCCTCGGCCTCTCGCTGCAGCTCGGCCTCTAGCCGGCTCATGTGGTCCAGGTCTATCAGCATGCCGTTGCGCTCCACCACGATGAGGGCCTTGGTGGCTGGTATGAGCAGCTCATCGTGGAGCCGGTGCAAGGTCTCGGACATCTGCGCCGCGAAGATGTCGTACAGCCGGCGCGTGTACACTACGTCGTGTGCCAGGTACCGATGCAGCACGTCGGGAGGCAGTAGCGCATAGCTGTCCGTCTTGGGGTTCTCCAGGTAGCTGTGCAGGTCGGCTTCGTAGTCACCAGCGCCGAGGAAGCGTGCAGCGAGTTCCTTCAGGCCGTGGACGCCTGTGCGCTCGTCTAGGGTGTAGTGCATCAACATGGTGTCCGCATCAATGCGCCACGGCACGTCAGGGAACTCCTTCTGCAGGAAGTGCAGGTCAAACTTGCCGTTGTGCCACACCCACTTGGTGCGCAGCGTCATCGCTGCACGGAGCGCCCGCCGGTAGGAAGCATCTCGCAATAGGTCTCTGGGCAGTATCAGGGCTTCCTCAGGCGAGCCGAGGCCGAGCGCCAGGGTGTAGTGCTGTGTCCACTCGTAGCCCGAGGTCTCAATGTCTGCGGCGACGGCCTTGTTCTGGGCGACGAAGCTCCACACCTCCTGTGGGCTCTGCGGGATGCGCCACTTCACCTCGGGCGGCTTTGGCCTCTCCAGGAGGCCGAAGGCCAGCTTCAGGGCGAAGGTGAGGTCGGCGGCGAACTCCTGCGGAGGCGCCGAACGGCGGAGTACCGCCGCCGGGTGGTAGGTGGGCACGACTTGGAACCCCTCAATGTCGTGCACCCGGCCACGGTACTCCGCGAGGCGGGCACTTCGGCGGTTCAGCAGCGACGTCAGCGGCACAGCGCCCAGAGTGATGACCACCTTGGGCGGCGGGTCCAGACTGCGAAGCTCCCGGAGGAGCCGCTCGCGGCACCGCTTTACGTCGGGCCACGGCGGCATCCCCTCCTGTGGACACAGTACGGCGTTGGTCACCCAGCAGTCGTCCAAGTCAATGCCGGCCTGTGCAACTGCAGTCCGCAGTAGCTTCCCCGAAGGTCCGACAAAGGGCCGCCCCTGGATGACCTCCTGCCGCCCAGGCGCCTCGCCGATGAACACGATGGGCAGCTTGTAGCGGCCAAACGGCGGGACGCGGTTAGAGCACTGCGCGCACAAGTTCACTGAAGTTCCGGATGTATTCTCGGACCTGCTCAAGGGGCACCTCCTCGGCGCTCCACTCCCAGAAGTCTATCGGCCGGTGGCCGGACTCCTTGTTCAGATGGATGAAGCCGCCTGTAGCGCCGGCCCACACAGGGGTGGCCGAGTCTATCCCCGTCACGTAGGGCCACCTCAGGGAGGCCAGGTCGTCGGCAATGACGTCGCTGAACCCTAGCAGGTGTATCGGCATCCGGAACGCCTGTGCGAGCACCCGAGTGATGTAGACCCGAGTCCCCAGGCGCCGCCGCAAGTGCTTAGGTACTCCAAACCAGTCCACACCCAGGATGTAGAGCCTCCGAGCACACTCTAGGACCTCCTGCTGCGTCACCCCCTGTGGGATGCCAAGCAGCTTCGCCCCTGTACGCCTGAGGTAGGGAATGGCTTTTGTGGCCGCCAGAACTGTGCCCTCGGCGTCGGCGATGACGTCCGGGACGGCTACTACGACTTCACGGCCGTTGCCCACGATGGCTGCGGCGTAGTCGGCCAACATTTCGGGGTCGGCTGAGGTCCCGTCCTCGTAGGCGCCGTTGTCCACGATGACGATGCCGGTGTAGTACTCCTGCACGAGTTCCACGGGGTGTTTGGTGGCGATGACGAAGTTGTAGTCCTGGACCTCCTTGCGCAGGTGTGGCACCAACTTCGGAGGGATTATGGGTGCAAGTTGTACCATTCTACCACCTCCTCAACTGCGTGCGACACATTGTCTGTTTCCACCCACATGGTCGTCATGGGCGTCAAGGCGTGCCAGAGGCGGTACCGCTCCACGAGGACCTTCAGGTCGTCGGCAGCGACCTCAGGGTCCTTGTGGCGTGCCAACAGGACCTCCAGAGGCGCCGTCGGGACGACGACCAGTATCGGCAGTTCCGCCAGCCGGTCCTCAAGTCGTTGCAGCTTCTTCCAGGTGTTACGGAAGGCCTTCTGTGGGTCGGGTTTCTTGGGCAGGATGCCGGCGTATATGAAGTGGTCTGGGATTGGGAACCTGTCCCACACCACGCTCTGGTACTTGGGGAACTCCGCGATGACCTCCTCCACGAACTCCTTGACGCCCTTGTAGTTCCGGGTTTCCCGCCTCTCCGCCTGTGGGGGCCGCCGAACTTCTAAAGGCAACCTTTGGGCCAGCTTGTGGGCCAGTGTAGTCTTGCCCGCGCCGTCTGGGCCGACGATGATAATCACACCTACCTCCGCAGCAACAGCTGCAGCACCTCTTCCTTGGCCTTGAGCCTCTGCAGGAACAGCCCGCGCACCTCGCTAGTGACCATTACAGAGTTGGCCTTCCGCACGCCGCGCATCAGCATGCACAGGTGCTGGCCCTCTACCACCACTAGGACGCCCTTCGGCTTCAGTAGCCGCTCCAGGGCGTCGGCGATTTGCGCCGTCATGCGCTCCTGCACCTGCAGACGCCTGGCGAAGGCGTCCACGATGCGGGCGAGTTTGGACACACCGATGACGCGGCCGTCCTCTCCCGGGATGTACGCAACATGTGCTTTACCGAAGAAGGGCAGCATGTGGTGTTCACACATGGAGTAGTAGTCAATGTCCCGAAGTAGGACGATGCCGTTGTACTTGGCGGTCTCTAGGGCGCCGTCGTCGTCCCCGTTGGGGAAGGTCTTGACGAGCTCCTCAACGACCGTCGAGTAGCCGCTGCAGATTTCCCTTAGGGCCTTGACGACCCGTGCAGGCGTCTCCTGCAGCCCAGGGCGGTCGGGGTCTTCGCCGATGTACTCCAAGAGGGTCCTGACAGCTAGAAGGGCATCCCTTTCCACGGGTCACCTCCGAGGGGGACGGCTTCGCGCCGCGCGTTGGGGTCCAGGTTATCGGCCATGTAAAGCTTGTGTAGCTGCCACCCTGCACGAAACTTCGCAGGGTACGGCGGGTGCTTGACGGCTGCGACGATGAGGCGCAGGATGTCCGGGTTACTACGCTGACTCCACTCCGGGTGTAGCCAGATAGGTGCCCCGTTGTAGTAGGGTGCAGTCAGTTGCCACAGCTTGTCTAGGGCCTCCTCGGAGTCTATGATGAACTTGTACTCTGAGGCCTGCTCCATGGTGATGGGGTTCGGCTTGCGGTAATAAAGTTTGGGGGACACCGTAAGCCAGTCCACCTTACAGTCCGGCTTACGGTGCCCCGCAGTCTCTACGTGGATGGGCTTGTTGATGGCCTGTACCAGGGGCTTCAGGGGGTAGAGCAGCGGCTCGCCCCCGGTGATGACGACGAACTCTGCGGCGGGGTCCACGAGGGCGGCGACCTCCTCGGCGGTCATCATCGCTACAGAGTCCGGACGCCAGTCCTTGTGCCAGGTGCCGGCGCTGTCGCACCAGGGGCAGTGCACGTCGCAGCCGTACAGTCGTACGAAGTACGCCGCACGCCCCATGTGCACGCCCTCGCCCTGGAAGCTGTAGAAGTGTTCATAGATAGGATACCGCTGCATCGTTTTCGTCCTCCCACACGCGCACCCATGCGATGCGCGCCTCGCCCAGGTTCTCTAGGTGCTGTTGTGCAAGTTGGCCGATGTAGGCGGCCAAGTCTTCTGCCGAGGTGCCCGGCAGGACGACGAGCTTGGCGAGGCCGTCTTCGGCAAGCTTCCTAAAGCGGTCCAGCTCGGGGTCGTCCTCGGACAGCACCAGGGTGTGGTCAAAGAGCTCCGTCAGCACCTGCCGGAGCTTCTTGAAGTGCCCGAAGTCGTACACGAACCCCTGCTCGTCCAGCGGGCCGGCGATGCAGATGTCAAAGCGCCAGTTGTGCCCGTGGATGAGTCTGCAGTGCCCCTTGTGCCGCCATTGGCGGTGCGCGAACGGGTATGGGCCGAGACGCTTCACAATCTGGTACATCCTCATGTTACACCTCCCACACTGTGGGGTCGGGAACCCCGGCAAGCTGGAACGCCTTCTTCCGCTCTACACACGTCGGGCACACACCACAGTGCTTGTCGCCGCCGCGGTAGCAGCTCCAGGTGATTTCCAGGGGGGCGCCTAGGGCGGCTCCCAGCTTTACAATCTGGTATTTCTGTAGGCACACAAATGGCGCCTCAATGCGGACTTTGGTGCCTGTGCCTTCCTGCAAGGCGGCGCTCATCTTGGCTACGAACTCCGGTGTGGTGTCGGGGTAGTGCGGGCCGTCGGTAGCGTGTGCCGCGTACGCAACCAGGTCGGCGCCGATGCTCACTGCGTAGCCGTAGGCGACGCTTAGGAGGATGGCGTTGCGCGCCGGAACGACGGTGCTCGCGATGGCCTCTTTGTAGGTCCCTGCGGGAACCTCGCCGTGGCCCGTGAGGGTGGAGCGAAGGAGTTGGCCCACAGGCAGCTCCACCACCCTGTGGGGAACCCCCAAGTTTGCTGCCACGGCAGCTGCAGCTTCAACCTCCCTTGCGTGCCGCTGCCCGTAAAGAATGGTCAGGGCCTCAACGTCGTAGCCCACCGCCTTGAGGTAGCTTGCCAGTACCGTAGAGTCCAACCCGCCACTAAGCAACGCGACTGCCTTCATCCTCCACCTCCACAGCCAAGATGTCCCGATAGTCGGCAAGGTAGTAGGTCTTGCCGTCCAGCACTACTTCGTCCACGTCCCGAAGCGGGCGCACGCACACAACCCGCTGTCCGACACGGAAGCGCCTGACCTCATCCCCCGTACCCACGGCGGCGATGATGTACCGCGCCGAGTCGTAGGCCGTCTCTGGGATGACGATGTTCCCGCGGCGGCGCTCGTCGTGTTCTTTTTCTAGTAGCAGCCGGTTTCCGATGAGCATCCACATAACCACCTCCCCTAGGCCTCCACTTCGGGGTCTTCCTCCTCGGGCTCCACTTCCAGCTCCGGCCAGTACACCACCTCGCCCAGGCCGTAGCCGTCCGTGCGGGCGTGCCGCAGCAGCCAGTAGATGCAGTCCAGTTCAAGCTCCGGGTCCGACAACTGCTCCAGCTCCTTTACGATGTCTGCCATGACCTCAAGTGCGGAGTCCCCGGTGACTGCGGCGCACGTGGCACCGAACATGAAGCGCCCCGAGTAGGTCATGTATCCTGGCATGCCTTTCAGGACTTCCAACACCAACTCGCGCTGATGCTCCGTCATTGTACTCACCTCCTCTCTCTTCACAAAATCATTATAACGCCGTTCTTTTTGCTTTTCAAGTCCCCAGAAAGTGGGGAGGGGGAGGCCGCGCACTCCCCCTCCACAGCCCGCTAGAACTCTAACTCTTTGGGCAGCACGTCTTGTACCTCAGCGCGAAGCTCACCGTCCCGACCGCGGCGGTGCCGTATACGGATGCGCGCTTCGCGGCCGATGAGCTCCGCAGCCGCCTCGGCAGGCCGGAAGCTGGTCAGCAGCTCCGGAGCGACGACGCTGAGCAGCTTCTTGAGCCGGGCGAGGCCGATGTCGTTGTTGAGCACGAAGTTGGCGAACACCTTGCGGCGGCCCTCGTCGGTCTCCACCTCAAAGGCGACGCTAAGCACAGGGTTGTTGTTCTGGGACGTGCGGAACTCAGCGTCGTCAATCCTGGCGTTGTAGATGCCGGGCGGTACAGGCGCCAGAGTAAGCTCGCTCACCTGGGTCAGGTCAATCTCAAAGTCCTCAAAGTTCGGGTTCATGCGCTCACCTCCTGAGCAGTTTGGTCATGGTCGGCTCCTCAATCATCGGGGGATTTCCACCCCAGTAACGGTCCTTCGCCGAGAAGTTGTCCCCAGGCTGGAGCCAGAGCCTGCGGACAAGCTTACCCTCGGCGGCGCGGCCCATGGTCAGGAAGCCTACGACGTCCACCAACCCTTGGACCTCGTAGGCGAGTTTGCCCGGCAGCGCAGGCAGGTACCGGAGGCGCTTCTTCTCGTCCTCACGCTCCTGCGCTGCCGCAACGAGGATTACGTGCATAGGCAGCTCGCGAAGCGCCCTGATGAGAAGGCGCATCATCTCTGCGGACTGCCCCCACTCCTTGAACTCCGGAGCGTCTGGGGGCACGTCCAGCTGCGCCTTGTCCGGCATTACGCCCAGGATGTGGTACATAGCCAGCTTCTGGATTTCTGTGATGCTGTCCACCACCAGAGTACGATACCTCCGAGTGGGCGCAGCACCAATCTTGGCATTGATTTCTGGCAACCTCTCGTCGGGCGCCGAAGTGTGTGCCCGGAGGAAGTTGTAGATGGTGCCGAACTCCGGGTACTTTTGCACGCGGACGACATCAATGTCCCAGCCGAGGCGCGCTAGCGTGAGGGCGCCGGCTTCAACGTCCACGTACAGCACGTCGCGCATCTCCGGCGCCTCGGCTGCGCTGCCCGCCAGGTGAGTCTTCCCCACACCGTAGTCGCCGTAGATGAGGATTTTCAGGAACCTCTCCGTCGTTGGCTTGGTCACCGTAAGTGGCATGTTACACCTCCACCCTCACGTAGCTCTCCAGCATCTCCATTGCCGCCTCCTCGTCGCCGTCGTCTAGCGCCAAGCAGGGTCCAGAGAATGGGCACGTAGAGCAGTGCCATCCTGGGTTGGGATACCAAAATGTGGTCGGCGAGGCAATCTCCTCTGCGATGACAGTCATGTACCGCTCCCAGGACTGCAGCTGCCCCAGCGACCGCCACAGATACTCCGGCCGCACCACAGGGTCGGGCTGCTCGCGAAGCCAGTACAGCCACTCCCGTACTGCTAGGGGTACGTCCACCTCGTAGGTCTCCCTCACCACTCGCCTTGCTACGAGATAGGACGTACGCTGCTGCCACCGGTTGGTGCTGATGTGACCGTCTGCACGGATTGCCGGCGGGTCGGGGAGCTTTTTCTTCACCTGCAGCACCAACACCCCAGCCAGCTTGTCTCCGTAGACCTTGCGAGCCGCCCAGTAGTAGGCCGTCATTTGCGGGTCTCTGTCCCAGCCACCGCGGAACTGCGACACAAACTTGAGGTCCACAACGTAGATGCCATCGGGGTGCTTGGCAATGGCGTCAAAGCGCCCCGAGAAGACGACGCCCTCACGCAGCTGGAACCTGAAGGGCGTCTCGGAGTAGCAGAACTCCAGCTCCGACAGGTACTCCTGCAGGTACTCCCACAGGTAGTTCAGAACTTGTGGCCCCAAGCTGCGAGCCTCTTCGGCCTCCGGAGTTCCGGGGAAGCTACCCCACTCTTCCCGCTCGGCCTGACGCCACGCGTCCGCCGCAGAGGCACCCTGCAACATGAGCTCAAACCCGCGGTGCGCAGTCTTCCCGAACCACAGCGCCACAGGGGTGTGGATTGCTGGGGGCTGCCAAATCTGCGACCACCTGAACCTCCTCCTGCAACTTAGGTACTGCGCTACTGAGCTTGCCGACAACTCTATCATCTTTCTCACCCTCTTTCATTATAACTGCTCAAAAACTTCTTTTGTAAGCCCCCTAGGACTGCGTCCCAAGTGGTCTTTTGGTCCAGGATGTCCAGGATGTGCTCGTCAATCGTCCCAGGGTGCACTACGTAGTACATGGGCGCGGGGCAGTCTTGCGGTCGGGGCGGCCGGGCGATGCGGTCTTCGGCTTGTTCGTGGGCCGCCGGCGTCCAGCCAAAGCCCAAGAAGACCCCAGCGTCGTAAGTCCACAGAGAGAAGCCTTCAGCCATCCCTAGGGTGACGAAGGCGGGCACATTTTCGTAGTTGGCCTTCTCCACGCGGTATCTCAGTTGGTGTGCCGGTAGCCCACCCCGGATGACCACCAAGTTCCCTATGCGCCGCTGCAGGATGTCGGCCACCTGCGCGAAGGGACTAAAAAAGACCACCTTGGCATCCTGAGCCAAATCTAGAGCCGCTTCTACTGCTTCTCCCAACTGTGGATACCCCAGGAGCGCCGGACTCACCAAAAGCTGGCGCAGGCGGGTCAGTCGGGCCAGCGCAGAGGGCGCTGCTACTTCCCCCTGTGGGGTGTTCAGGACCCAGTCCACAAACATGTCGGTGTAGAGTTTCAGGTCGTAGCCCACAGGCAGTCGGACGCGCTGCTTCACCGGGCGGCCTGGGAAGCTAGTCCGTCGCAGCATCCACTGCGACGCCCACTTGCGGAACCCCTCAGGGTCCTTCAGCCCACCAAACTTGATGCCCCAGAGGTCCTCGTAGGTGTGCACCCACTGGTACACCAGCGGCCAAAACCCGCGGAAGGTCCTTGGGTCCATGACCATGAACTGGGCAAATAGGTCGGTGGGATTGTTCACCACAGGCGTCCCGCTCAGGAGCCACACATACTGCGCCCGACGGCTGAGCTCCGTAGCACGACGCCACGTCTTGGTCTTGCGGTTCCGCAGCCTGTGGGCCTCGTCAAATATGAGCACCTCGTACGGGGGTGGGTCCTCACGCAGCAGGCGCTCGTAGTTGACGACGTACACCGGTACTTCCGGAGCCCAGCTGCGCGCAGCCTCTTGCCACATGCCTAACACCGCCTTTGGTGCCACCACCAGCGTCGGGCGACCAACCTCACGTGCCGCAGCCAAGGCCGATATGGTCTTTCCCGCACCACGTGTGTCCCCCAAATAGGCGCGGCGCTTCTCCACCAGGTGCTTTACGGCCTCTTTCTGGTGCTCAAACAGCTCCATTGGCGCCTCCGCGAAACTTCAGGTAGTGTAGTGCGTGCCGCAGGGCGTCGCGGACGTGTTTGTTGCTGAGGTAGAGGTTCATCGCACGGAGGCGGCGGTCGGTGAAGAAGGCTTTGGCCTCCGAGGCCATCTGGAACCGCAGAGGCTTCTTACGCCAACCGCACCACGCCTCTATAGCGCCGATGAGTCGTGGGGTGGCCAAGTCCGAGTTGATGTGCTGTCGCACTCGGTGCCGGTACACCCGGTAGTCCTCAACCACTACCACAGTGGGGGCAAACGTCGCATCAAGCCCCTCCAACCACGCAAAGGCCGAAGCCGCCGAAACCATTGCCGCCTCTACATGCACTACGCGCACCTTGCGGTCCTGGTACTCTACTACAGCCACCCCTGTGGTCTCGCCTGGATCAATCGCTAGCACTCTCATGGTCTAAAAATCCTCTGGGGGTCCAAACGGACCCCCAGAGTTGCCGCCTACTCCAGCGGCACGGCCATTTCCTCTTGCGGGGCCTCCTGGGCGGGGGCAGCCT